GGAAGACCAAGACGGCATCCAGATGCTCAACCTGCCATTCATTGCGGTTCCGACCTCGGCAGGCAACAATGAGATGAGTCTGGTCTTCACCTGATCGCATGGCATTTGTCCTCAGTCAATCGCAGAGCTACAGCTGGCCGGTGGTGCTCCGCCTGCCAGCTGATGGCGGCAAGCGTGAGAAGTCGACATTTGATGCGGTCTTCAAGCGCCTACCGCAAAGCCGCATCAATGAGATCCAACAGCTGGTGCAGCAACGCCTCAAGGCTGCTGAGCACAACGATGACCTTGACAATGGCGTGACAGATCAGAGCATCGCCGATGAGTTGCTCGTTGGCTGGGCTGGCGTGGTGGATGCCGATGGTGATGAGGTGCCATTCACTGAGGCTGCCAAGGCTCAGTTGCTTGATGTGCCCATGGTGGCTGGCGCATTGATTGGCGCATACTTCGAGTCGCTGGTTGAGCAGAAGCGAAAAAACTGATCGGCGCCGCTGAGTACTGGGCCAGTGGCGCAACGATTGATGAAACTGAGGATGATGCTGCAGCCTTCGGGCTGGTGCTGCCAGATCTCAGTCAACGCAACGAGCACTACGAAGTGATCGCTGATGCGTGGCCGGTGGTTGAGCTGTTTCTCAGGGTGCAGACGCAGTGGCGTGCCGGATCATCCGGCATCGTCGGGTTGGACTATGGCGCTGTGCGATGGGTCATGGATCTGTATCAGGTCGACGACCCACGCATGATGCTTGAGGACCTGCAGGTGATCGAGGCTAAAGTGGTTGAGATCGTCAACAGCCGCAAGGATTAAGCCATGGCGTTGGACATGACTACGGCTCTGACCATCAGAGCCAAGGTCGATGGCACCAATGAAGTCAATGCCCTTAATGCTGCACTGGGTAAGACAAGCCAGCAGGCCACTAGCGCAGCAGGTGCATTCGGCAAGCTTGGCCAGGTAACAGGCAAGATCACCGCTGGCTTTGGATCGTTGATACCGGCCGCTGCATTGGCCGGGTTGGCTGCCATCGCAAAGCGAACGATTGATGCAGCAGACAATCTGAACGACCTAAGCCAGCGAACCGGCGTGGCTGTTGAAAGCCTCAGCCGGTTTGGCAATGCTGCAGCTGACAGCGGCAGCTCGGTTGATGAGGTTGCCAAGGCAATGAGCCGACTGGCGCGAGGTGTTGTTGATCCTGCATCCAGCGCATCGCAAGCGCTGAACAAGATTGGTATCAGCGCGCTTGATTCAAGCGGCAAGGTGAAGAGCCTTGATGAGATCATGCTCTCGATCTCGGATGTCTTTGCCAAGCTGCCAGATGGCGCGCAGAAAGCGGCGCTTGCGCAAGAATTGTTCGGCAAGAGTGGTGTTAACCTGATCCCGCTCCTGAATCAAGGCCGTGAAGCTCTCAGCCAATACTCAGCAACTATCGACACAGAGCTGGCGCAAGCATCAGATAAGTTCAACGACACGCTGAATGCCATTGGCATTGCGCTAGCGGGACCATTCAGTGATGCCGTGACGGCGTTGCTGCCTGCCATCACGGCCATTGCTGAGGCTCTGGTGGGACTGATCCAAGGATTCTCGGCATTGCCTGAACCACTGCAGTCCGCGATTCTCATCTTCGGTGGATTGGTTACTGCCTTCGCTGCACTGGCGCCAGCTATCTCCGCGGTAATTTCAATCATCACCACGATCGGCCCGGCCATTGGCACAGTCATAGGTGCATTAACCGGATCCGGTGGATTACTTGCCGCTATCGCTGCTGTGTTTAGTGGGCCAGTTGGGTGGGTTGCACTTGCCGTTGCTGCAGGCATTGCGATCTACGCATTCCGTGATGATATCGCTGAGGCGTTCAAGGCGATAGGCGAGGTGATCACTGCTGCTGCCAAGTTGTATTACAACGTTTTCATCAAGCCAGTCATCACTGGCGTTGACATAGTGATTCGCGGCATCAAAGCAGGATTCAGTTCGCTGGCCAGCATCTTGACTGCGCCATTTACAGCGGCGATCAACGTCATCAAGGGCGTGTTCCGTGGCCTGCTGCAATTCATCGCCAATGGCATCAACACGGCAACACGTGGCATCAACGTCTTGATCGCTGGCTACAACCGGCTGCCTGCGCCTGACATCCCGACAATTCCACAAGTCACAGTTCCGGCTTTCGCTGCTGGTGGTGTCGTCTCAGGGCCCACGCTGGCCATGGTTGGCGAGGCTGGTCCTGAATACATCATCCCTGAGCACAAGATGGCCAAGGCCGCAGCCAACTATCTCGGCGGTTTGCGTGGCCGTAACGTCATCCCTGCATTTGCCGAAGGTGGTGTCGTCGGCGCGATGGGTGGTGGCGGCGCAGCCAACACCACAGTGCAGATCACCACTGGCCCAGTGCTGCAGCAAGACGGCCAGCGCTATGTCACGATCGGCGATATGGAACGTGCGTTGCAGGACTTCGGTGCGCAGATCTTCCGCAATAGCCGCAGTTACGGCGGCCGGCGTTATCAAGGTGCATTCTGATGAGCAACAGGGCGCAAAGCCAATACCTGCGCATCTTTGATGCGACCACTACCTACGCCAGGTGGCAGACCTACTACGTGAATCAGACCGTAACGCTTGATGGCGCCAGCTGGTCATACATGCCATTCAGCGCTAGCGGCATCATTGAATCCGGCGCCAGTGGCGGCAAATCGGTGAGCATCACAGTGCCAGCCACCAACAGCGTGGTGCAAGCATTCACGCTCGCATTGAGCTACGGCCGGTTCTGCGAGCTCAAGATCTATGAGTTTGACAGCCGACTGGACAATACCGCACCGCAAGCTGGGCAGGACTTGATCGCCAGCTACACCGCTGAAGTGGTGGATGTCTCTGGTAGCTTCACCCGGCTTGATGTGGAGCTTGGCAGTAGCCTGTCACCAGTGGGCGCCCAAGTGCCGCCTAGGAAGTTCACCACCTATCAGATCGGATCACCGCTACGGATATGAGCCTGAACATCTCCGATCCGCTATCACTGCTGGCCTATCAAAGCGGTCTGGCTGACCCGCCACTGGTGGAAGCTGCGGCACAGGCGGCTGATGATCTGACAGCGCAGCAACGGGCCTACAGGATCGGTGATCCGGTGCCGATCGTCTTCTGCCGCCGTGTGTCGGGCAATGGTGGTGTGATGGTGGCACCAGGCGCCACAGAAGCTCGTTATCAAAACGATGGCACCACCAACGCGCTGACGGTAAGCACGATGGTGGTGCTCAGCGAAGGCGAGTTGCCGCAGATCGACTTGGCCGATTGTTTCATCGGGCCATGCCGTCAGGGCACTTGGAATCAGACCTATGACCGCAGGGCCGGCACCTGGACCCCGGGCAACTTCGTCACCACAGTGGCGGACAAAGATCCATGGGCCTGCCCGTACTACTGCGGTACGTCCGGGCGCTATGAGGACATGACGACGATGAGCTGCGTCAACACCTTTGTGGACGGCAGCGAGCGATGGGAGCATCAGCTACATGTGTTCGTGCGTCAAGGCATCAAGATCACGCGGATCATCGACAGCACGCTGGGCCCCAGCAACAACGTGATCGACCTGGCCCTGTACCTGATGGGTAAGTCAGGTCGGATTCCGAGCACGCTGATCGACACAACGCAGATGCTGGCCGCTGCCAACTTCACCGAGACCAATGGGTTGCATTTTAATGGCGTGTTTCAGGAGAGCCTGAACCTTGACGAATGGCTCGAGCAGATCAGCAACGACTACCTGCTGCGCCTTGTGGAGCTGAACGGCAAGTTCGGATTCAAGCCACGGCTCCCGGTTAATGCGAACCACACAATCAAGACCACTGCCATCGGATGGTCGTTCACGTTCACTGAGGATCACCTACTGCCGGATGGCTTTGAGATTCAATACATCCCGCTGGCCGACCGCATCCCGGTGACGCTGCAGATGATGTGGCGTCAACAGCCTGAATCAGATATTGGTTTCCCGCGCACTACTAAGATCAGCTACAGCGGCGAGGCAACAGCTGGCCCGTTTGAGCAGTACGATTTGAGCGGCTACTGTACTAGCGAAACGCACGCAGTTAAGGTTGGCGCCTATCGGTTGGCACGACGCAAGTTCATCACGCACACGCTGCGGCTAAAGGTGCGGCCAGCGAACTACAACAGCCTGCTCACCCAGGGCGACATTGTGCGCGTGCGGCTGCGGCGTGAGACAGCCCTCGCGGCGCTCGACTACCACGACTTTCTGTATGAGATCGAGCGCATTGAGAAGACAGCCAGCGGTGCCTGCATCTTTGATCTGACGCATTTTCCTATTGATGCGCAAGGGCGCAGCCTGGTGGCGCTTCAGGTTGCCGCTGCGACCGCACCTGGTGTGGTCATCGCATCAGGCCGCAGTGACTACAGCTGCGATGACAACTCATCAACACCTGGCACTGCCGTGGGAGGCGGTGGCATCAACTTCCCTGCCTTTGATGATACGCCAAGCCTTGCCGAGACTGAAGTTGAGTTTCCGGCACCTGGGACGCCCGGGGCAGCGGTCGGAGATACGACATGGCCAGAAAGTGGAAGTTCACCGATCGGGCCTGATGTAAGCCAGCCTGCTAGGGAGCCAAGTGGCGGTCAAACACCGATCGGCGGATGGGACAATCCGACTGATCCGCTTGAGACAAGCTCCGATCTACCTACAGAATGCAAAAAGCCGGACGAAACTCTTCCTCTTAACATCCCTTACTGTCTTGAAAAAATAACCGGCCCCAGCGGGGCCGGGCCAGGAGGGCCGAATACTGTGCCTCTCGTTGGCGATACGCTCTCAGTGTCAGACACTGACTTTGTCTGTGCCGGTCAGGTGTGCTGGAGCAAGATCAATAAAAACACAGGCGTAGAGACTGATATCTCCTGCCAAGACGAACCAATCGCTGGGTCGTGGGATTTATCGATCACAACCAGCGAGGTTGATCATTACATTGTTGCTACTGGCCGATGCAAGGATCCATCAACCCCTAACGGATGGGGGCCGCCGCAATCACTTGGCCAAACGGTCGCGGTTCTGCCTCTCCCTGTTTACACAACATGGGGAGTGAAATTCCAATACAGAAACTCTTGTACGGGTGCAGAAGCCTGCAGGATCCAAGCCTTTGTTGTTAATGCTAAGGGCGTGCCGACGATTATTAGCACAACTTCTGGCAACCAGACTTGCACGTTTGGCAGTTTCACGGTCTCTGCAACTGTCCGATTCAGTGATAATTCGACTCAGGTAGTAACAGCGATTTCAGGATTTGGCGAACATCAGTATTTGTACAACTACGAGATGGTTTATAACGTGCCAGATGGGGGCTATCCTTGTCCCTAAGCCATGGCCACCTTTCCTTCTCTATCACCAGCAAGCCGTACCTACACACCTGGCACCAATGCCAGCAGTGAGTTCGCCGTACTGGATGGCTATCAATCCAGCGTGCGTCACAGCAATGCCAGCGTCGGCCACGTGCTGCGCATGACCTTCACGCGGCTCACATCTGCCGAGTCTTTCAACCTCGTCAGCCACTACAGCTTGCATGGCATCTTCGAGCCTTTCGATCTGCCAAGCTCAGTTCTGATCGCCACGAACCTGACGTTTCCATCAGGCTATCTATGGCGCTACCTATCGCCGCCGCAGATCGAGCAGTCATGTGACATCACCGATGCCACAGTAGAGCTGCAGCTCCTGCCGCCATACCTGATATGAACGCCTACCCATCGCTATCTCCTGCTGGTTTCAGCTACGACCTTGGTGGTTTGAACGTCAGCGTTGAGGACACGATCAATGGTGCGCCCGTTCTGTTCAGGCACAGCCTGCGGCAAAGCAACTACCGCTTGGTGCTCACCTACACCAACCTGACAGAAGCTCAGGCCACGCTGATCCGTGATCACTACGTCGACGCTGCCGGCAGTCATCGCACATTCACGGTATCAAGCACCTTATGGGGCAGCGCTGATGTGGTGCCATCTGATGCGCTCTACCGCTATGGCGCTAAACCAGATGAGGTGCAACGCGGCGTCTATACCGACATGACCGTTGAGCTGGTTGCACTGATCGGCAACTTCCTGCTCTACAGCCTCGTTGGCGAACCTGCTGCGCTCGGTGCAGAGGCTGCCTTCACCTCCTACGCAATGAGTGGCACCGCGCCATTCATCTTGCAAGCAGACGATGCCGATCCGGCAGTGGCTGCCACTCTTATCATTCAAGCTGGTGGTGCTGAATCATGACTGCAACTACGATCCGTGTACAGATGGCGCAGCGGAAAGATACCGCTGCAAATTGGACGGCCGCCAATCCGATTCTGCTATCTGGTGAGATCGGCTATGAGACAGACACCAAAAAGTTCAAGATCGGTGATGGCACCACTAACTGGAACAGCCTGGCCTATCTGCCAATTCCTGATGGCAGCGGCAATCTGACCATCACCGGCAATCTTGAGATCGGTACCACTGGCAGCCTTACCTTTGAAGGCAGCACCGCCAATGGCTTTGAAACGACGCTGGCAGTCACTGATCCCACTGCCGACCGAACGATCACGCTGCCCAATGTGAGCGGCACTGTCGTCACGACCGGCGACACCGGCAGCGTTACCAGCACGATGATCGCCGATGGCACCATCGTCAATGCAGACATCAGCGGCAGCGCCGAGATCGCCGTCAGCAAACTGGCGAATGGCACCGCCAATCAGGTGATCGTTACCGACGGCACCAACGTCAGCTGGTCCGACAATCTGACGCTGGCTGGTGATCTGACGGTCAACGGCACGACCACCACGATCAACACACAGGATCTGCTGGTTGAAGACAAGAACATCATCATCGGCAATGTCGCCACGCCCACTGATCTGACGGCAGACGGTGGCGGCATCACCCTTAAGGGCGCAACCGATAAGACGATCAACTGGGTTGATGCCACAGATGCGTGGACTAGCAGCGAGCGCTTCAGCTATCCACTTGGTAGCGCAACGGCGCCAGCGGTGACCTTTACTGGGGACCCAAATTCTGGACTGTACTCCCCCGGCGCAGACCAAGTAGCCATCTCGACTAATGGCACTGGGCGGTTGTTTGTTAACTCGGACGGCACAATTTCCATTGGCAGCACAGGCGTTCTTGCTAGCCCTACGGTTTACTCTTCTGCAAGTCCCACTCTTTCATTTAGCGACGGAACTAATACCGCTTATGCGGGTCTCATAGGCGTTCAGAACAGATTGCTTAACCTAACAGAAACAGGTACAACCCTAATCCAAAGCAATAGGGACATTGAAACTAATGTCGTTGGCAGTTTCCCTTGGATTGTCAAGACCGCTAATACTGAGCGGATGCGCCTGGACTCCAGTGGCCGCTTAGGTCTGGGGACTTCTAGTGTTGGCGCATTGCTTCACGCCAATCAAACTACTGCTGGAGATAATGTTCTTCGGCTGACGGGAAACTATAACACCAGTGGAACATCACCGCTAATTGTATTTGAGCGGTCTGGCGGTGCAGTTGCAGGTCATCTTCGCTATAACGACGCGTTCAACGCAATGCAAATTGGCACTACCAGTGCCCACCGATTTGACCTCTATACAAACAGCAGTACCGCTCTGACCATTGACTCGTCACAGCGTGTAGGGATTGGCACTACTAGCCCCACAAACGCTCTGCACGTTAATTCAGGCGCGACGGGGACATCAACAATCCTGGAATCAACAGGCTCTGGTTCTTACCTTGGAATCAAAAATAGTAGCGGCCAGTGGACTCTTGGCGCAACGTCTACCAGTTTCATTCTTGAAAATTCTGGTGGAGAAGCGCTCAGGGTCGATGGTTCGCGGCGCCTGTTAGTTGGCACGTCTACCGGGATTGAAACGCTCACGGTGCAAGGCAACGCTTCGATAAGTGGAAGGTTGTATTCAGATACCGGAACCGTATCGCTAGCGACAGGTGTAGCAACAACAATAAAAACACTGTCCAATGCCTTCAACAACAATGAAATGTATTTACTATCAGCCATGGCTGTTGATGGTAACAATGCGTGGAAACTTATTGCATTTATTACGGGCGGAGATCTAACGGCGTCAGGATCGTTCGATGTTGATGTAATAGCATCTCAAAACCTAAGCGCATCCTTCAGTGGCGCCGCTCTGCAACTTACTAATAGCGGAGGAAATAGCACTATTCGATGGCGTCTTCTTCGCACTATGTAAGTTGTGTTAACTTGGCTAGAGCCATAAGTCCTACTCTCTAGTCACCTTCTAATTTGACTCAAATTTGAAGTTGGCCAGTCCACGTCGCTAGGCGGGCAACCGGCCTGTTCAACAGGTTGCACCACACCTAAGCTGCCACCACAGGACCCCACCCATGGCCACCACCTTCACCTGGGCGATCGCGAACATGGATCGTCAGCTCGCCGATGGCGCCGTCACCACGATCCACTGGACCATCTCGGCTCATGACGGCACCTACAGCGCCGGTGCCTATGGCTCCATCGGCCTGCCGGAGCCTGACCCCGACGCCA